CGTGTGCGTGAAGAACTAGAAGACACTTACTTTTGGTTTGCAGCACTTAACGAAGCCCGTCAGGACGCTATGATCGACATATGCTTTAACCTTGGTATTACAAGACTACGCGGGTTTGTCAAAGCCGTTGAAGCCATGTCCCGCGAGCAGTTTGATATTGCTGCTGATGAATTTATGGACAGCCGTTGGAGCCAACAGGTGGGCAATCGTGCTGTTGAAGTCACTGAGATGATACGAACTGGGGAGTATCAGTAATGCCACTTCAGAAGTTTATCTTTAACCCTGGCATCAACAAAGAGGGCACAGACTATACCGCCGAAGGTGGTTGGTTTGACGGCAACCTTGTGCGTTTTCGCAAAGGCTTTCCTGAAAAGATAGGCGGCTGGGAAAAATACATTACAGAGACTTATGACGGCACAGGAAGAAAGCTTCTTGGCTGGGTTGCTCTTGATGGGACAAAGCTACTTGGGTTGGGAACAAGAACCAAGCTCTACATTCAAGAGGGCGCTGGTTACGATGACATTACTCCGATTAGAAAAACGTCCACAAACAGCATTACATTTGCTGCTGTTGATGGGTCATCTACGCTTACTGTTACAGACTCAAGCCATGGCGCGCAGAAAGGAGACTTTGTCACGCTGTCAGGTGCCGCTTCGTTGGGTGGCAATGTTATCGCTGCAGTCTTAAATCAAGAATATGAGATAGCTACGATTGTTGATACAAACAGCTATACCATCACAGCCAAAGACAATTCTGGCGCAACCGTAACCGCAAACTCATCTGACTCAGGCAACGGCGGATCAGGAGTTGATGGCGCATATCAAATCAATGTTGGCTTAGATGTATTTGTTGCGGGTTCAGGATATGGCGCTGGCACTTGGGGTGCTGGCGGATGGGGTTCTACAAGCGCAATCAGTGCATCTAATCAATTAAGACTGTGGTCTCTAGACTCATTTGGAGAAGACTTGCTGTCTTGTGTGCGAGGCGGTGGAATATTTTACTGGGACTACACAAGTTTCAGTTCTCGCGCGGTAGCACTGCCTAGCTTAGCAGGCGCTAATCTTGCGCCGACTGTAGGCTTACAAGTTCTTGTATCTGATGTTGATAGACACGCGATTGTTCTAGGTGCTGATCCTATTGTGAGCGGCGCTAGGTCTGGTGCTATTGACCCACTGCTCGTTGCCTTCTCTGACCAAGAGAACGCAGCTGAGTGGGAACCATTATCTACAAACACCGCAGGTTCTTTGCGTTGTTCAGCAGGCTCACAAATTATTGGAGGCTTGCGCGCTAGACAAGAAACTCTCATATGGACTGACGTTGCGCTGTATAGCCTGCAGTTTGTTGGGCCTCCGCTTACGTTTGGATTGAACTTAATCAACGAGGGCGTGAGCTTGATTGGGCCTAACGCTGTGGTAAATACACCATCTGGTGTGTTCTGGATGGACAAGAAAGGCTTCTACTCGTACCAGGGAGCAGTGCAGCCACTGTCATGCAGCGTGCATTCTTATGTGTTTGATGACTTTAACGAAGGCCAAGCATTTCAAGTGTTTGGTTTTGTTAACAAGCAATTTGATGAGGTAGGTTGGTTCTACTGTTCAGCTAATTCTTTAACCATCGATAGGTACGTTGCTTACAATTACCTTGAGCAAACATGGTCTATTGGCCAGTTGTCTCGCACAGCTTGGCTTGATGAAGGCATAGAAGCTTTCCCTAGAGCAGCAGGCTACGGGTCAAGCGATAGCACCAATTTGATCTATAAGCACGAAACTGGATTCGATGATGACGGTTCGCCAATGGACAACGTGTTTATAGAAAGCGCAGACTTTGATATTGGGGAAGGAGAAGAGTTTCAATTTGTGCGTCGATGCATACCTGATGTGAAGTTTACAGGCGACGGCGAAAGCCAAACCATCAACTTTGTATTGAAGGCGCGGAACTTTCCGGGCAGCAGTCTTACAACAGACCAAACATCAACAATCACCAGCACTACCACCAAGATAGATACTCGAGCTAGGGCAAGACAGGCTGCTGTGCGATTTGAATCTGATGATGACGGCACGACAGGTGTTCGCACAGGTGTTGGTTTTAGGATTGGTGGCACTCGTTTAGACCTTCAACCTAATGGGCGACGATGAGTAAGTTGCTTCAAGGCCGACTGCCGTTTGTTAATGGCAACTCTAGTGTAGATGGAGGCACTTTCAATAAAGCTGTCCGTCTGTTAGAGATCAGCCTTGATTCATTTGACCCAGATGCCACGGCTCAGTTCACACGAGAGCGTCGTGACACCTTGAAATTCAATGCGGGTGATTTAATCTGGAACACAACAATCAACACTTTGCAAGTGTATGATGGCGACAATTGGATTAGTCTTTCTCAAGAGTTACCGTATACAACGGATCCTCTTGAAGCCCAAGGAGAGGTGGGTTCGGTTCAAGTGATAACGGAAGGAGCAATAGTAGTGAGTGTGGGTTCATGACAAAACTATGTGCAAGGGGCAAGGCTGCAGCTAAGCGTAAGTTCAAGGTATACCCGTCAGCGTATGCAAACGCTTACGCCAGTAAGATTTGCGCAGGCAAAATCAAAGATCCATCTGGTGTGAAGCGCAAAGACTTCAAAGGGCCAAAGCCAAGAAAAATGAACGCAGGTGGTTTTGCTGCGAAACGCGCTAGAGTAATAGACCCTAGAGGATTTAGTGGCATGCTTCCTAACAAACGCAAGCCCACTAAGATCGTATGAGCCTAACCAAATGGTTTTCAAAAACAGACTCAAAAGGCGATTGGGTCGATATCGGCGCGCCTAAGAAAGATGGCAAGTTTCAAGCGTGTGGACGCAAGAAAGTTAAAGGTTCAAAGCGCAAGTACCCCAAGTGTGTGCCGCGATCTAAGGCTAATCAGATGACGGCTTCAGAAAGAAGCAGTGCTGTTAAGCGCAAGCGTGCCAAGCCACAAGGCGTAGGCGGTAAGCCGACAAACGTAAAGACCATTGTAAAGAAAGCAGGTGGCGGGGCTGTGCTTCGCAATCATAAAGGTTGTGGCGCTGTGATGTCTGATAGACGCAAGAGAACTAGGTACTCCTGATGTTTAGACGATACGCAGAAGAGTTTTCAAACGGTGGCGCTGTCAAGAAAAGACGCCCCGATAACATGCCTAAGCGAAACAAAAAGAACTTTCGCCCTACAAAACAAGGCGCTGGCATGACAGAAGCTGGCGTAAAAGCGTATCGAAAAGCCAATCCTGGTAGTAAACTCCAGACTGCTGTGACGGAGAGTAAGCCTACAGGTAAGCGTGCAGCGCGCAGAAAGTCTTTCTGTGCACGATCTGCAGGACAGATGAAGAAGTTTCCAAAAGCAGCAAAAGATCCTAACTCTAGGCTCAGACAAGCCAGACGGCGATGGAAGTGTTAAGCAGGTGAGTAACTGATATGGGAATGAAGAAGTCTGAAAAAGAAATTGTTGCTAGGCAAAGAGAGCTTGGCGATGTTACTTCTGGAGCATTACAAGATTTTAAAGCTTCTGGCGGTTTTCAAAGATTTGCGCCTAGCCCTCTTCAAACCGCAATGCCACAACTACAGGGCAGCACTTCTTTTTTAGGTGGCGCACCAAGCCCATACGCACAGTCTTTAGCCTATCAAGCGTTGCCTGGCATGACATATGCGAACCGCCCTGGGACTACTGAGGCATTTTACCCACAAGCAAACATAGCGCCTCCTGCAACCACAACGCCCTCGACAGGTGGCGTTTCTGATTTATATAAGTCTGAACCTGCCATAGAAGGCCCAGCCTTTAGAGGCAGAGAGATTAGCGAAGAAAATCAAAGACTGATTGATGACCTTCTTGTTGCACAAAACGAAAGAGATTTTGATGAAGCACTAAAGATAGAGGACTTCATTAAATCTCGTGACATGTTGAACGATGGAATCTTCAAGATACAAGACTTTGAAGATTACATAGGCGGCGACAGCCTTATGATGGCCGCAGAAGGCGGCATTGCGAGCTTACCTGTTGCAATGAGCGCAGGAGGAACTCTTGCTGCGCCCGGTCAAACACTAGGCGGCACCCCAGCTGGCGGATTGATGAACCTTGATATGGGTGGTGTTGGTGGCGCTGGAGTTGGTATGAACCCATCATCACCTTCACCTGCTGATAAGCCTGAAGATACAAAACCATCTTCACAAAAACAAAGCCCATACGCCAACATGAGCAAAGAGCAGCTCATAGCTTTGTTGGAAAAAGACAAGCAGGTTGATATTGGAGGCGAACTTAAAAATTTAAGTCAGGCTTTGATGCCTCAAATACTTGCAGATGGAGGGGAGGCTTTCCCTCGCATGAATGGCCCTATATCTGGCCCAGGCACAGAGACATCTGATGATATTCCTGCAATGCTTAGCGATGGTGAATTTGTTGTGAACGCTAAGGCGGTTCGTGGGGTTGGCAAACTAAATGGTGCCGATGGAAGCAAAGAAGAACAAAGACGCAACGGAGCTCGAATGATGTATGCCTTACAGAAGGCAGGCGAGCAAGCGATGAGGAAAGCGTAATGGCTAGTACAGGTGTAACAGATACCAGCATTCCCACTATTATGCCCCAAGCGGGGCAGACCTATGCCGATCCAGCAATGGAGATGGCGACAAGAAACATTCTTGCGTCTTACTTTGGCACTGGACAGCCAGGCGACCTTGGCCTTATGGGTCAACCAATACCCATACCGATACAGCAAGTCGCTGGCCTTTCACCATTAGAAGTACAGGCGCGCAATGCAGCGCAGGGCTTAGGTGGGTTTGGTGGTCAACTGGCGGAAGCACAAGATTTATTTAGACAGTCTGGTCAAGGGTTTGATCCACGCTCTGCTGGTTTGTTTGCAGACCCAAGAGCGCGTGCTTTGTATGAACAAAGCTTAGGCCAGTATGACCCGTCCACGGGCGAACGATTTGTAGATCAGCGTGCACGACAAGGAATGGAAGGCGCGATTGGTGATATTGCAGAGGCAGGTAGAGGCATTCCTTCTATCATAGGTGACGCACAAGCGGGAATGTCTGACGCTGAGCGAGCCATAGCCGAAGCGAGCGGCACTGCTAGATCAGGCATCACAGATGCAGCTGGTGGCATTACAGGTCAAGTCGGCGGTGCGCAGACAGGTGCTGCGGAGGCTACACAAAGAGCGCGTGCACAAACTGAGATGGCTGGCCGAGATTTGCGATCTGCTGGCCAAATGGGTAGAGAGGCCGCTCAACAGGGTATTGCAGGGCTTGCGGGAACAGGCGACCAGTTCGATCCTGCAGGCATAGCTAGTTTTCAAGACCCCTTTAACCAACAAGTTATTGAGGCACAACAGGCAGAGATTGCAAGGCTAGGCGAACAACAAAAAAGAGATGCGCGTGCACAGCAGATACGAGCAGGTGCTTTTGGTGGATCTCGTGGCGCAATACAAGAAGCTGAGATTGGTCGCAATGTATTGCAGCAACAAGCCAAGACAGGCGCTGAGTTACGATCACAAGGATTCCAACAAGCAGCACAACAAGCACAACAAGCCTTTGAGCAGGCGCAGGGACGCCGTCAACAGGCCGCACAGCTTACTGGGTCATTGGGTCAAGCAGGCGCAGGAACCTCTCTACAGGCAGCACAGCAAGCAGGACAGCTTGGTTTAAGTGCAGAGCAACTGGCTCAACGAGGCGCGCTTGAAAGTGGTCAGCTTGGATTGTCAGGGCAACAAGGTATTGGTTCGTTGCTTGGTCAAGCGGGGCAAATGGGCATGCAAGCAGGCAGAGACATTGGGTCTCTTGCTCAACAACGTGGTGCCCTTGGTTTGCAAGGCGCACAAGCACAAGCAGGTCTTGCAGGACAGCGCGCAGATATTGCTCAAGGTATGGGCCAGCTTGGTTTGCAGGGTCAACAGCTTGGTGCAAACGTGTTTGGCCAACAGATGGATCGAACTGCGCAAGCGGCTCAAGGTCTTGGGGGTCTCACGCAAAACCAATTTGGCACAGCATTGCAAGCATTTGGCGCAGGTACTGGGGCACAACGTGCAGCCGCATCTGGTATCGCAGGTCTTGGTCAACAAGGTCAGCAGATGCTTGGCACACAGATCAGCACCCTTGGCCAGCTTGGTACTCAAGGTCGTGGCATACAGCAAGCGGGTCTTGATGCTCAGTACAAGGCAGGAACTCAACTGGCTGATGAGCCGTTCATGAGACTTCAACGTGGCCAAGCATTGTTGCAAGGTGGCGCACCGTTCATGCCTCAGTACACGAGCGGATTTGGCATGGGTCAGAACCAAGGGCAGGCTCAGACCAGGGGTAGTACTTTGGCTCAAGGGTTAGCGGCAGCAGGCACTGTTGCTTCATTCTTTCCAAAATCTGACATCCGCCTCAAAGAAAACGTAATGAAGGTTGATGA